TCGCATAAAACGCGCAATATATCTCTATCAATTCAAAGAAATTATCTTCAAATGGGGCTGTGGACGTTCCATCATAAGGCCACACCTGATTCGTTGGATAGGCGATGGCTGTGATATTGACCGTCTGCGGCGTACTCACTGCCGGGTGGACGACAAAGAGGTTGAAGCCGATCGGCGCCCAGCGCACGGCAACGTCGTCAACGTCCTGCGTCCAGTCCGATTGCCAGCTCGTGCAAAGGAAGTCGAGATCCCACAGATTCACCTTGTAGAGAGGTGAGCCCGCGCCCTGAATATCGGTGATCGCTAAGTAGCCCTTCGGCACGGCCTGCCAGACGGAGTTCGCCGTCAACGTGAAGGGGATGTTGACGATTTGCGTGGGCCGGCCGACGAGCAAGAGCAGATCTGATTGCGCTTCCATGATCGCCGAGTAAATCTCGTACTGCGCAGACCACCACTGCCCAGTCCCGCTTGGATTTTCTTCCAAGCGGGACTGAACATTCGCGGCGAGCGTGGAGATCGGCGTGGCCATGGGCTATATCTGCGTGAAGCGCGGGACAAGAGTGCCGGACCCGAGCACCCAGAACTGCGACAACTGCATGGGTTGGCTCTGTCCGATAGACTCAAAATCAAGCGGAGTCGTGGCCCCGGAAGCGAGGTAGTCCATGACGCTCAGGTCGGTAGAGGCCACAGTCGAAGCGTTGCCGATGTAGGTTGCCGCGGAAAGAGAGACTGGCTGGATATGCACGTTGCCGGCGTCCTCATTGAGCACACACCATTCGCCGCTGCCCGCATGGGACTGCTTCAGGCCTTGAACCACCATCACGGTTCCAGAGGTGATAGTCTTTACTGTCCCCTGATCTGGAATGGAACCGACAGCGACAATGCCTGGAAGAAACGCCGCAGCAAGGCCAACGGCTACACGATCGCCCGGCAAGAACCCTTTGGTCGAGGTGACGGTCAGGGAGCACTGTGTCTCATTGCTCCCCGGCGTGAGGACTCCGCTGAACTGGTCCGGCGGTGGTGTGACGGCAGCAGTGACGGCCGACCCGAATAGCGGTTGCGCGGCGCCTGAAAGTGTGATGATTCCTGCAAATGGTCTGACGGCCATGGCTTAGTCTCCCTTCAATCTAGTCAACGGATTCTTGGCGTCGCGACCATACGGCGACGGGCAGCAACCTGGTCCTTCCGTGCTGGTCACCTCGACTGGATCGTTCGTGTTGCGGTAGCTGGACTTGTAGCCGATGCCGCCCATGGCGCCACGAACATTATCCATAATGCTGTTCGGCTTCGGAACGTACTTGCCGGTCCCGCCCCAATCGTTCTTGACCTCGGGGTCGTACTCCTCGTGCGTCCCCAGGCGCGCGCGATCGATGTGGAAGTTATCGGTGGCTGGCTTCGAGTTGGCTGGCGCGTCCACCTTGCCAAAACTCTTGCGCCGGAATACGTCGGTGACTCGTTCCGATAGGTTCATGGTTGCCTGCTTCCTGCCCTGCGCTTTGTGGCGCGGTGCAGCTTGCGCTTTTTCGTTTTGCGCTTCACCGTCTTCCGCTTAGAAGAAAGCCTGGCCGCCTTCTTCAAGAACCTCGACGAGTGGCTACGAGCTTCCATTTCTGGAGTTTCTTTGTCTTCACGCATACCTTTGCCTCATTTGAGAGAATTTCCTCTTGACAAGATCGCTTACCGTTACCTCGCGCTGCTGCGGTGGGTCATCGAAGTTCTGCGCGTCCGAGTTCAGGACTACGCTTTGGAAACCGAGGCGCTTCTCGGCCGCTTCCAACTCCCGAATACTTGAGACGTGCAGGTGACCTCCTAGCTCATCGGCCACATGGTCGAAGGTGATGTCGAAGGGGTTGCCGGTCCCCTTTGGTATCCGATCTGCCGCCAGGCAGCCGCAATCGAAGCCCAGCCATCTTTTCTGTATGGCCATAAACCGCATCCGATAAACCACCTTGCCGCATTGTCCACAGGTCTGTGCCATGAAAGCAGTTTACCACCCTTCCGACGCGCTGGCCGACATACAGGCGTGAGAAGCCTCCCAATAGGCTCCACCCGGCGTGTAGAACGGCAGATCTTCGCCCTGGATCGTCGCGCTCGTCCGGTACAGATTCTCGTCCTCGTTCATCATCTCGACCAGCAGGCCTTCATACTCCTGGTGGAAGGTGCTCGCCAGCGACAGCGCCGTCTGCGGGTCATAGCCGGGGTTGTCCTTCGGCTTGTAGCGCAGCGCCCAGCACATCGCTTCCTTGATCACCACGTCGCAGCGGATGTACGGCGGCAGGCTGTCAGTATCATTTTGCAAATTCGCCGGCTGGCAGTAGGCCATAAAAGGGAGCGCCTGTTGCGTGAAGGGCGCCGGCCAGAGCTCAATCAGATAGTTTCCGTTCGGATCCGCCGGCATCGGCGCCAAGCCCCACGGAAAATTTACGGTGATGCGCCACGGGTCGCGGTTGTCCAAATAATCTTGAGTGAGATTCGTCCACAACTTGAATCCCATCTGCATATTGACGCAGGTTTTGATGTATTTGATGTTCGGGCCGAAACTGTAGTACATCTGCACGATGTAGTAGCCAGTCGTCTGCGTCGTCTGCCCCGGTGGGAACGGGCCGCCCCAGGGAAGCTCCAGCGTCAGCACCTGCGCAAAGGGATCGACCGCGGTGATCGTGTAGATCGGCGTGTTGAGCCCGGCGCGGAACTGGCGGCCGATGAGCGTCTGGTCCCATGTTGTGTTGTTGCCCTGCACGGTGTTGGAGTTGTAGGTGACCGTGGCCGTTCCGCCGCTGACTGAGGCCGGGCAGATGATCTGGCCTTTTGTGAAGAGGCCGTACCAAGTCTTGCGCGCGTAGATCTGGCGCACAATTTGATTTATGGCGTTCGGAGCCTGGGCCACAAAGTTCGGATTCCAAGCAGTAACTGCTCCCTGAATCTGCCCAAAATTATATTGCTGGACAAACGGAAGTACGCCAGCGTTCGGCTGGACCTGCTGGGGGATCACGATGGGAGGAATGATCGGGATGTGACTACCCTCCGTTCTTTAGGAGGGGAGGGGCGCGGTAACCGTCTGTGACCCCGCCCCTCTTTGGTTGATGCCTTACATTCCGCCGTTCAGGAAGTCGAGGAACCAGTAGCATGAACTCAGATCGGTTCCAGGAGAAACCTGCGGTGTGGTTGTCGGGTTTCCAGTAACAAGCAGGGCAGAGACTCCAGCATCAGCCCCGGTCGAATAGCCGCCGTTCTGACCGTTCATCTTGAATAACGCGTTGGTTAGGCCGGTTGCGATTACAGCGCTCACGGTGCCGTTTGACTTGGCGCCGTTGGTCAAACCCTGCGTGACAACAATGTTGCCGGGGACGTAGTTATTAGCCGCGGTGAGGGTGATGACGCCAGCCGTGGCAGCCGAAGACGCCGTTGCGAGAGAGTTGCTGATGGTTGACCACGCTGCGCTCGTAACCAGCGCATTGCCCGCCGTCACGAGTTGCCAGACGTTGCCGGTATCAGCCGCAGTCGTGAAGGTGTTTCCAGTTCCATTCCAGTTCGCGGTGAACTGCGTCGAGGAGGAGGATGCAACCTGGGCGATGACTCCGTTCGCCTTCGCGCCGTTGGTCAGGTTGTCAATGTAGACGAAACTTCCAACCGGGGGATTGAGGCTGGAAGTCATCGTCAACAAGCCGGCTGTAGCCAGAGAGTTGGTGATGGTCGCCGTCGCGCCGAGTTGAAGCAGGTTCCCCGGTCCAGCTTGGACAACCTGGAAGGTGCCCGTGGTATCCGCTCCTGAAGTCACTGCGGCTGCTGTCCCAAGATTGAACGTGAATGCCGCCGTGGTCGCCGAAGCAACACGAACGATCGTCCCGTTCAAGGCTCCGAGTTGCGTGAAGGATTGCAGATAGACGAACTGATTCGCCTTCAAGGTATTAGCCACAGTGACCGTGCCAACGTTTGCCACCACCGCACTCAAAGTCGAGGCTGCCGATGCCGTACCGAGGCCGAGCGGCACACCGGCGGGAGCGCCACCGGCCAAGCCAACGATCATCGTCACGGACTGAGCGGGAGCGGGTGTCGCACCAAACGAACTGGCCGGGAAGATGAACTGTGGCATGAACGCAGATCCGGCGGCATTACTCCCTTGAGTGTCCACGGCATAGCAAAACTCCGCACCAAAGTTTCCGATGACAGTCGTGCTGGTTGTCAGGGCTCCTGGAATAACGTAGCCTCCAGACGGATAATCCGAAGCGGCGGGCTGCGCCTGAAAAACCGTGTTTACCTGAGAAACGCCGACATTCTGCGTGCTGTCAGGAACTTTTGTGAGCGTCAAAGACATGGCTGCTCCTTGGTTGCATCCCGCGCATCACTCCGACGCGCGGGTTTCCGATTAGAAAGTGGGATCGCAGTTGATCCAGATGTCGGCGGTTACGTTTGCGGTGACAGCCGACAGGGCGAGCGCGAGTTTCGAGCAGAGCGGAGCCGAGCCGGACGCCGTGCGCGTCACGATGAAGTTGCCCGAAGCGCCAATCAGCGCGTCGCCAACTGCTGTCGACGCACACACTGCCGCTGCCGGCAAGAATCCTTTGGTTGCGATGAAGCAGAAATTGCCGTTCAAAGCCGTGGTGGCCGCTGCGCCAGTCTTGCTGAGAGACGTGAAGTTCGGCAACAGCCATCCGGCCAGGGAGTTCAGGTTGCCGGTGGCTGCCGGGTTGCCTTCGGAGAAGGTGCCGGTGACGGTCGTGTACGTCTCGTCTGTCCAGTAGACAGGGGCGGGATACGCGAGCATGGCCGCGGCGGTCGTCGAGTTGTAGCGCACGTAGCGCACGATCAACGGAGCGCCGTACCCGTTGCCGCCGTACAGCATCGACGGACCTTCGGACGCGCCCGGCGAAAGCAGATACGCCGCGCCGATGGGATTCTGCGCGCCGTTGGGATAGCTCGGACAGTTGACCGGAGGCTGAGTCGTGATCGTCGACGCATACGTGTCGATTGCGGTGTACAGGTTGCCAGTTGTGATAATCGGAAATTCTGTTCCGAGAGCCATGTGAAGCCTCCAGCGCCGTTGCGCCATTGCAAAATTCTTGTGGGCGGGAGTTACCCCCGCCCCGTTCAAACCACTACTAGCCCGTCACCCCGGACAAAATGAAGCCCAGCCGCGGAGCGCCGACCACGATGTTGCCACCGAAGCAGAGCTGGCCGGCAGAGTCAACCGAGTTCGGCAGTTCCTTGAACCCGGTGAACCCGAAGCCGAACAACTCGTGATCCGAGATGTGGACGTTCATGAAGTCGGTGTTCATGCCGAAAACGTAGCCGCTGGGCACGTACTGGTCGACCACGAGCCGCTGGTTGTTGAACCGGATGGCCGTGAAGCCGATGTTCTGCGCTTGGTCAACCATGATGTTGTCGTTGACGCGCTGCGCCGGGACCAGCTTGTTGTAGAGCTGGTTGTAGATCGACTGCGTGGTCGCGATCAGATTCGGCTGGCGATTGCCAAGGGTTCCCTGGCCATACGCCTTCTGTAGTGCGGTGATCGACAGCGGCCCGCCGACATTCTGGTAGTAGCCGTTGATGCCGGTCGAGGCGCCCGAGCCGATGGCCGCGCGCGGCAAGCCGCCGTAGGTCGGATAGTTGGTGCCGTCATCGTACCCGGCGAGCAGGCCGTCCAGCGCGATCTGCGAGGACACGGTTCCCTGGCCGTCGTTGTAGATGTCGATCGCCAACGCTTGAGCCAGCGCCTGCGAGCCGTTGATCATCTTCTCTTCGACGAAGCTCATCACCGCGTTGTTGCCCATGTTGATCGGCAACTGCGTGCCTTGAATGGTCACGTTCGCGTAGTAGAACTTCACCGCGAAGGTCATCGCCGTGTCCGTCTGGACATAGGAGATGTCGAAGATGGAGCCTGGGGCGAACGGGCCAGCCTTCAGCGGCGCATACTGGATGGGCTGCTGAATGTAGAGGCCACCCGGAAAGGGCTTGACTGTATCGCCCTTGAAGATTTGAACGAAAACCGGAGATACCTTGTAATACTCGTCCACGATCTCGGGGACAATCTCCTGCTTCGTTACTGCGCTGATGTCATTGATGTTAAGCGCCATCACTGGCCTCCGTGGTTAAAGTTTGTTGAGTCCTAGCTCGCCATTTCAACCTGGCGGGCTTGAATCCTGTCGAGTGCTGCTGCCGCGCGCCCCGCGCCGGTCGCTGGAGCACCATCCGCGCCGGTCTTGCCGCGGTTGATGAACATCCGGATGTTGCTGTTGGTCGCCGGCGGCGGAGTGGTTCCCGGTACGCCTGCGGATCCAGACCTTGCCTTCACGCGCTTCTCGACTTCTGTTTCGATGGTGCGCTCTGTCACAACCGGCGCCACATAGTCGTTGTACGCATCGGTAATCGAACGATACCCGCGCGCTTTGCTTTCCGGCTTCTCTAGGAACGTATTGAAGTCGGCGGAATCGAACGGCTTGCCGGTCTCGCGCTCATGGCGGCCGTAAATACGGTTCAACTCATCGGCCCGCTGAATCGAAATCTTCACAGCGTTGTTGACTAGCTCGTCGCCGCGCGTCTTCACCACGTCGGCAATCCGAGCATCAACCGTCTCGTTGATTTTGCCGAGTTTTGCGTCGAGCATCCGATCGATCGCACTCAAATCGAACTGCCCAGCGGCGGGCGGCGGTGTGCTGCGCGCCGGAGGCGGATCGACCACTGCAGCCACTGGCGGCTCATCGCCGTCATAGTAACTGACCAACTCTTCGCCACGGGCAAGGCGAGTCGCCACCGCGCTGTTGCCCTGAATCTTCGCGAATTCTGCCGGGCTCAAAAGCCCTTTCAAATCGTCGAGCAATGCCATACACTACTCCCTTCGCACTAAGCTGCGTGCGACTCGTCTGTTTGGGATGGTGGAGGTGATGGAGGCCCGCCAGCCGGCGGCTCCGGTGGTGCTGATTCTGCCGGCTTATCGTCGCCGGAATCCAAGTCTTTCGGATCTTTCTTCAAACCCTGGACAACCAGAACTTTGATGTCTTCCTTGATCTTGTCGATGCCGGGCTTCAGTTCCTTTTTGAGCTTCGACATCTTGCTCAGGACACGGTACACGCCCGTCAACCCCTTCATCAACTCCTCGTCCGCATCCGGTTCGCCGCCGGGCTTCTTTTGGGGAGGTCCACCCGCCGCGGCATCCCCGCCCGCAGGCAGGTTGTCGTAGAAATTCGGAGGGGCGGCTGTGGGGGCTGGCATTGGCATGGTTAGTTACCTTTCACCGGGAAGCCGGTCTTCACGTTGACACTGGTCCCGCGGTCCGGAATCGGCTGGCCGCTGTTGATCATGTGGCCGAAGAGCGCGATCTTGCCGCCGGTCATCTTGGGGGCCGTCACGGTCGGGCCAAAGGTCTCTTCGCTGACGCGATCATTCTTTGCCATGGGAATTACTCCTGGGTAGTGGGGGCCGGCGCACCGGCCCCAGTTCACTGTTGTGGTTGGTGCTTGACTACGCGAGAACTACTTCTCGCGCTTGGAGCCGCGATGAGCCTTCCGCGACTTGTGTCCGCGCTTGTGACCTTTGCGAGCCATAGGCGTCCTCCTTCTTTGGAGCGGTTTTTTAACGTGGCCTTCACCACGGTCAAGCAAGATGTTGCCATCAAGCCTTCGATGCCAATATCGCACCACCGAGGAGGTTCCAGTCCCGCCTTGCGTCGCGAAATTTGAGGGAAAATTACAGATTTGCAACAAATCACTACAATGCGCTACTATTCGTGCATGGGAAACTTTTACCTCTCGCCCACGCAGGTTGCATCCAAACTCCACGTTGGAGTCGAATCGATTCGCCGCTATTTGAGATCGGGTGAATTGATTGGGATTCATGTCAGCCGAAAATGCTGGCGCATCTCTGATGACGACCTGAATGACTTTTTGAAGAAACGGAAGAGATAGGCTTACTTCTTCCCGTGTGGATGCTGCATCGCGCCCGCCGCGCCGGCCATCGCAATCTTCTCCGCGGCCTCTTCTTTGAGCTCGGCTTCGATCTTCTCCGCGTCAGCTTTTGGCACGCCGAGCTTGCGATAAAGGCCTTTGCGCGATAGATCGCCAAGTTTACGCATGACGAACGCCACCTGCACCTCGTCCTGTTTTTCGATGGCCAGCAGACTTCCTTTGCGGATTGAGAAGATCGCCTGGCGCACAAACTCTTCCGGCTCCATTCCCTTTTCCAGCCACTGCCCATAGAGCGGCTCAAAGTCCGCATCCGTCAAGCCCTTGACGCCGAATTTCTTGATGCGGCTCTTGGAAGTCTCGAACTGCATTTTGTTGGCTGTGACCATCGTGCCGACATCGGTGAGAAAACTGTGAAGGCCGCGGCCCATGAAGCGAATCGGAATGGACCTGGAGTTCATGATCATCTCCAGCGAGTCGCCACCCGGCACCTGCTTCTTCTGCGCCGCCTGGTTGATGGCCGCCGCGCCCGAGGTCATGTCCTGCTCTTTTTCCACATCCTGCTTCATCTGGAGAACATAGGCCGGCAACTCGGGCGGCTTTGGGAACTCAGGGGACTTCGGCGCATTGTTGTTGTACATGATCTTGCCGCCGGGCGCGCCGGGATCCATCGAATCCCAAACTGACTGCGCAAACGCCGCCTTCGGCGCCACCATGCGCGGCTCGATCGCCGCCCGGATCATATCCATGATTCCGCCGTTGATCCGGTTCACAATGTCGCTCATCATGGCAATCGGTTCGAGTGGCGAGCAGCCGTTCGGAGACCAGGGAACCCGAATCAGCCGGAGTTTGGCGAAAGGGTACATCGCGTGCCAGTAGGGGTTCGGACCATCCTGCAGGAGCTTGCCGCCGGCCGCGATAACAAACCTGCCGCGGGGATACCAGAGGCAACCAGGTTCAACCATGTACGACCAGTTGTAATTGGCGTCGCCGACCCGTTTTGTCTCACTGCCTTCGTTTTTTGCCCCATCTTTGAACCAAAATTGCTTGAGCATGGCCTTGGGATAGCGCGACCGCTTCCCGTCCGCCTGCTTTTTGCCGAGCAACTTTTTGAGCGCCGGGTTCAGCCGGACCCACGAGGCTTCGGACATCTTGCCGGGCCTGGACATATCCCCGGTTGGCTCATTGCCTTCGAGATCCGGGTGTACATCGTTGGCCAGGTCTCCGTAGGCGCGCTTTAAGGTTTCGATGGTCACAGGCCAGCGCGCGATAACGCATTCGTCGTCCTGGATACGGCTGCCCGCGCCAATCGTCATCACGTTGAGCGGCCCAAGCGGCATGAACTCGCAATCGCCCATTCCGTTGTTGAGCGCGGAGTTCCATTGAATTTTGGCGTAGCCCGTGTGGAGAAGTGCCCACATCACAGCCTGGGTCAGCTCCGCCTCGAAGTCGGTGAATCGAGCCCACATCCCGATCATCTCGTTAAGTAGGTCTTGAAGTTTAGTAAACTCCTCGTCCTCGTTAGCGAACTTGACCTGGAAGTCGGGTTCGATGTCGGTGAGCAAGCCGGCCATCTCGACAAACTGCCGAAAGAGGCGGTTGACTGTGGGGCGGGAGCGGCCAAACCGGGACTTTGCGTTCCACTGCTGGCCGGAGATGTAGTCAATGAGCCGAGAGGTCAGACGGATCTCGCGGGAGTCCGCAAGTTCTCGCTCGCCTTCTTCGTAAACGGCATCTGCCCAAGCGAGAACATCCCGCTCCAGCGCCTTTTCCGGTCTCTCTTTGAAGTCAGCCATCGCGGAAAGTTTACCTGATGCCAAGGGTTTCGGTGAGAACTTGCGGAGATATTTTTCTGGGCCAGTTATTCAGTATGAGCCAGAGCCCCGGCGATGCGCGTCTCCCACTTGACGACCTCGGCGGTCAGATTTTCCACCTGGCCAGAGAGTTCGACGTTTAATTTGGCTGCGGCAACCATCTCGGCGCCGTTCTTCACGCCCAACTTTCGCAGCTCGGCCGCCTGCGCGCCATCGATCAGAACCGGCTCGCCAGCCATGCAGCACCGGATGAGCGAGGCTATTGTCGGATGGAAGCGCTCGCCCAGCGCCTCTTTCGCTCTCATCAGAACTTCCTGGTTCACCCAGACCTCGGCTTTCACGTCGCCGGCCCCCGCCGCAAACCGGACCTCGGTCTTCATCATGTCCGGCTTCATCGCCCAAAACTGCGCGTGGCTGAGCCGGTGGCCCATCAAGCAAAAGCAATCCCTGTTATCCCGCATCGCCTGGACTGCGGGGCTTCCATTGTTGCGGCACATCGGGCAGTACGCCCCGGTCACATTGTCGCCTGTCAGCATTCTCGCCTCCTACCATTCATCGCCGAAGTCTTCCAATCCCCGCCCTGGCCCGGCATTGGCCATAGAGCTCTTGTAAGCCCACACCAAATCCGGAGTGATGTCCGTCGTGGCGAGGCCGTGCTTTGAGTGTAAATCAAATTCAGCGCCCATGGTGTCGAAGATTGGCGAGTAGAGCGTGTTCGCGTTACAGACCAGAATCGGCTTTACCTGCCAACCCGCCTTGCCTTTGATCATCGTGTCCGCTTCCGCCTGGGTGTTGTACTGCCCGCGCTGGCGCATGATGTTGTCGTAGACGCCGTAGATGTGAAGTTCGCCGCTCTGCCGGACGTGCTCGGTCGCCGCGCTGATCTTGAGGTGCTTCGTCGTTTCGCGCAAGCAATAGAGGCCGATCATTGCCGTCATCACGCCATCATCTTCGTTGCCTTGCCCCTCAGATCGTCCTCCTGAGTCCAGCGCCGCAAAGTCTACCATCTCGTCGAGCAGGTCGGCATCTCGGATAACAACTGTACGGTCGAGCAGTGCTTCGTTCATGGTTCCGATGATCTCGTCGCGAGTCTTTGATGTGGTCAGCCAATGCAGGTAATTGCTGGCTTGATGCGTCAGCCGGTCTTTGAACTGCGGACGATACAGGTTCGGGTAATCCATATCGCGCAACTCGTTGCCGGTTGTGATGCCATCCTTCATGTATTCGTTGGCTACTTCGGCACCATTGTAGAAGAGGCCGATTGCCGCAACGACGTGCGCGAATTTCTTCGGAGGTATCCAGCCCCACCAGGTCGCAACTTGTGTATCTGGCTCTATGCCTTGCCCGGCACGAAAAACATTCGCAACCGAGAAGTCTCCTCCGTTTCCTAGCGCAACGTCATCGGACACATAGTAAGTTGCCCCCTGCTCCGGCATCTCCCAGATGTGCATTCTCTTCCCGCCACGTCCCGACTTACGTCGAGGGAGAATCTCATCGTCGGCCACCGGCATGATGTCGTCTGTGTTGAATCGCGGCGGCTCCATCGAAACCAGACTAATCTCTCCGGCATAGAGAGGCTTGCAAACCTTATTGATTTCCTGCCATTCAAGAGAGTCGCGGTCAAACGCGCAGAGGCCTGATGATTGAAACGCTTCATTGGGTGTGAGGGGATACGACTCAAGGAATCCAGCCTTGGTCCCTGAGCGCTTCGCCGCGCGCAGACGAACACGCCGGAAGTTCCAGAAAGTATCTGGTATCTCGAAGTGTTCTTCTTTTTTAATGCGCTCGTTGAACGTCGTCTCTTCTTCAGATAGATCAAACGCTCCTTTGATTGGCAGATAGTATTTCTTCACCTTATAGACTGGAATCCAGACCGGGCGCATATCGCCGTCTCCATCAACCGCTGAACTCCATTGGTCATAAAACAATCCTTCACGGCCATAGCCGGTTGACTCGAAGACTTGGAAAGTGTCGAGCGCGTTCATTGACGGCTTCACGTCGCCTTCATAAATTTCATCGTTAGGCCAACGGGAAACTTCAGAGGCGTGGAGACATCTGATAGTGCGGCCGATGGCAACTCCTGAAGTTTGCGTCGCTGGAGATACCTGCAATGCGGAGCCAAGACCGGGGTCTACCATGCGCTCTTTCTCATCGGCGCGCTGAAACTCAATAGCTCCCTTCTTCGTCTTATACATATACTCAGGCCTCAGCCACCACGGAAGATTCGCATAAGCATTCAAGCTGAGTTTGTAGATATGTTCCGATGTTACTTCATTCTGCGCGATAATCATTGTGAAGCAGTGTGGAGTGAAGATGGTCCGATGGAACATAGCCGCCGCCGTCCAGACCGAGATACCTGTCTGTCGCGGCTTGAGAACGATGATCTTGCAATAACCGTTCGCCGCCCACTCCTCACACATCGCCTGATAGACAATCTCTTGATGATCCCAGAATGGGTAGAGAGATTTTAAGACACCTTGCTCGGTCGTGATGAAGTGGTAGTTCTCAAGATAGTAGCGGAGGTCGAGAGCTTTTTGCACTTCATTTTCTATGAATACAAGACCGTCTTTGGGAAGTTCCGCCCATGCGCGAGTAATATCCTGATCGCATCGGATATAGTGGTCCTGTAAAACATCAATAGCGTCGTTGAGTGAGGAGTCTTTACGTGGTACTCTCATCCTCAACCTCTTCCTCATCTTCGCCTTCGTCTCCGCCAAAATCCTTGAACTCGTCGGCAATTTCGTCTTCGGCGCTGACTACCTCGGCCTCTTCGATCTCCTGTTCGTTCGCCAAGCCGATCTGTTCACGCTTCTTGCGAAGAATCTGCTCGAAGCTCATGCCGGGACCGAAGCCGCCTCCGGCAATACCTCCGGCATTGAATTGTTGATTCAACTGCAGAGCCGGAGTCTTCGGCTGGACCGTCTCCATCATGCCGCGGACTTGCTCAACAGTTTTCAGGCGCATCGCGGTGTCGGGATGGGTTTTCACCTTCCCGGTTTCCTTGTCCACGAAGATGACTTTCTCCGCTTTCATGCCGTCTTTGAAAACAGTGCTCACGCCTTCAAGTTGATCCATCAGCACCTGGACAGCTTTGACGTTGAGCACGGAGAGTTGGTTGCGGAAGGTCCATTCCTTGATGCGGTCGATCGACGCCTTGACAGTGAGCGGGTTGACGCCCTCCTCGGCCGCCAACTGCGCTTCGGTTTTTTGAAGGCCTTCGATCTGGAACCAGCGCCGGAGATCCGCCTCGGTGGGACTCGCCAGGTTCCGATAGCGGTTCACGCGGCTCTTGCTGCGCACAGCCAGCGCTGAGCCCGGCGGCGGTATGGGGGCTTTGAGTGGCCCCTCTCCCCGCTTTTTCTTTGCCGCTGCGGGCATAGACTAGACCTCTGCCGGGGATTCTGTGAGGAGCGCCTGCTCTTCGGCTTGGGCTTGCTGGTCGAGCGTCGCGGTGGGGCTCAAGCCAAACCCGGACGGCGGAGCGCCAAAAGTGGACTCCTCGGGCGCAAACTCTTCGGCGCCGTACTCGTGAGTCGACCTGGACTCAGTTTCGAGGAAGAGTTGCTGGAGGACGCCGATCGCTTTTTCCAGCCGGAGGCACGCTTGGATGCTGCGCGCGGCGGCACCCTGTAGAGCCTCAGCGTTGATCTTGTCGATCCCGGCCTGCATGGCGGCGCGGTGCGCCTCCAGGATGGCGGCCAGCTCCCGGCGGTGATCTTCGAGCAGCCCGCGGACCTCGGTGCGAATTGCGACGAAACTTGACTTGGCTGACTCGATGGTAGCCTTGCTCTCCGCCTGGTGTGCGGCCAGTAGCCGGCCAGTCTCTGCGTAGACTGCCGCTGATTCCGCTTTTGCTCCGGCCAGTTGGCGCTTCAGGTTGAAGGCCAGCCAGATCAGCACGGCAACCCCGCCTAGCAGCAGGAACAGGAATAGGGCGGCGAAGATGGAGAGGGACACGATTCCGACAATGCTCATGGTTGGCAGTTTACTCCAACATATTCCCGCTTGCAAAATAAATTTCAAATATACTGTTTTGTCACATTGACACGGCGTTACGTTGTGATATATTTTTTCTCATGGCCTTCGTAAAACTCGACACTGGAATCCTTGATTCAACCCTTTGGATCGAACGTGATCTGCGGGAAGTCTTCATCACAGCCCTGCTTATGGCAGAGCCAAAAGAGTTTGATGAACCAAGCCGGCAGATCGAAGTCAGCCGCCTAGAGTTCACTGGCTTTGTAGCGCCACCTGGCTGGTATGGGTTTGTCCCTGCTGCCAGTTTTGGCATTATCAACCGAGCTGGAGTTGGAAGAGAGGCTGGTATCGAAGCCCTCCGCCGTATGGGAGAGCCGGAGATTGAGAGCCGATCAAAAGACTTTGAAGGCCGCCGAATGATCCGCATTGACGGCGGATATTTAATCCTTAACTATATGAAATATAGAGACAAAGACCACACTGCAGCTGAGCGACAAAGGCGGCTCCGCGCCCGAAGAAAAGCTTTGGAAGAGGAGATTGTCACGGCGTAACGTACATAATGTCACGCCGCTATGAGTCGTTACAGTAACGTAACATCACACAGTCAGATGCAGATGCAGATGCATTTCTTAAAAGCATAGGTTTTTCTATGTAGTGTATTTATCTCTCTGTACTTTTGTGGGCAAAACATCGAATTTGAATGATTTACAACGGTTACGAAAGGAAACTTCAATGCCAGCAAACCTTGAACTTCTAGCCACCAGTCGCGTGATGGTAGATCAGGTGATCGCCCGCGGACAGGTTCCCGTCATGTTCCTGATGAACCGCGCAACCTCCCAGGCGCTCGCCGAGACGCTGGCCGCCGCCTACAGGGAGCGCTTGTCCACCTTCCGGCGGCTGTGGCTACGAATCCGGCACGGGAAGGCTGCGCCCCGGCTGGAGGCGCTGTACGGGGTGCCTGTGATCCAGGCCGACTACTTGCCGGATGGTGGGATAGTGCTTCAGGTGGGAGACCGGGCCGGGATGGGCCAGAACTCGAGCTGCGCGCCGCCGGCTGCTGCTGGACAGGCCAACACCTCTCCGCAGGTCAACGCGGAGCGCCTGAAGGCCGCTGAGGCCGATCCAGAGTTCTGGAAGAAGGAGCGGGTCCAGGGGATGAACGACGCGATGGACGGGGTAGCGGCTGGCGAGATCCGGCCAACGCTGAACGACCTGTCGAGCGGAGGCGGTGGGCGGCCGTCGGCGAGCGATGTGCTGATGAAGAGTTTGGAGCAGGCCGATGATTTGGCCGGCGTGGTGATCGTGCGGGTCCACCAGAACGGAATGGTGGACCTCGGGATGAACGTAGACCAGTTCGCCGCCCAGGGTGTTCTGCAGCGCGCGCAGATGTATTTGGCGCAGAGGGGTTACTGATGAAACACATCGTCTGTTTTAGCGGGGGAAAGGACTCAACGGCTTTGGTTCTCTGGGCTATTGAGAATCTGCCGGAGTTCACTGCCGTTTTCTGCGATACAGGATGGGAGCACAAGATTACCTATGCCTATATAGAGGAGATCAACCAATCACTGTTGGGCGGTAAACTCGTGACCCTTAAAAGCTATAAATATCCAGATGGAATGCGTCAACTTGTCCAGATCAAAAAGAGAGCTCCATCGGCTAAAGCGCGATTCTGCACCGAGGCTTTGAAGGTGCGCCCGATGATCGATTGGTTGAAGACCATAGACGATGAGATCACGGTCTATCAGGGGATCAGGGCCGACGAGAGTGAAAGCCGCTCTCGGATGGTTCACCGTCAGTGGTCAGACGATTTCGATGCATGGATCGATCGTCCGCTGCTGACCTGGACCGCAGGCCAATGCTTTGCGCTGATGGCCGAGCGTGGCGTCAAGCCGAACCCGCTCTACCTGATGGGCGCTTGCCGCGTCGGATGTTTCCCGTGCGTGATGGTCAACATGCGCGAACTGAAGGCGTATCTCGGTGGGACGCTGGGCGCTGAATTGCGCCGCCGGGTGCTCGACCTCGAAGCCATTGTCGGCAGCTCGTTCTTTGCGCCGAACTACATCCCTGAACGGTTCTGCACCGGCTTCGACGAGAAGAGCGGCAAGCGGTTCCCCTGGGCGCAAGACGTTTTCCGCTACATCGAGAGTGTGGACGAGGACCAGATCCCGATGTTTCCAGCGCGTTCATGTATGAGCGTGTACAACTTATGCGAGTGATCTACTCTTCTACCAGTGTCCAGCAGCCGTGGTGAACAAACTTCTTACCCTTCGGCGCAAGATACTTGAGGACGAGTTCGTTACCGGGTGACCTGTCACCTTTGTAGATTTGAGAAAGTAACTGCATTGAGATACCAATCTCATTTGCAAACTGGACTTGAGTTTGCCCACCCTGACGATCCTTCAGCATCTCCCGCAATTCTCTTGCCGTGTATGGCGCTGGTGTGGGTTTAGGCATGGTTCTTCCCCCATGCGCCCTTGACTCCCAATCCGAAGGGCAACGAGTAAGTGGACGGCAACACCCAGAGTACGCGCAGATGAAGTTTGGTCTTCCACTCATCAGTCAGCGCCGGGTACACCTCGACAGCCACAACTTCATGACCGAATATCTCGTGGAGCGCGCGCTGAATCTCTTCCCACGACAACTGCTCAATATCGCCGTGCCTTATCAATGTCGCCTGGACGACTCCTCCGATCGAAGTCTCCACTTTGAATAACTGGCATTCGATGCGGCTGTTGGCGTAGATAGCCATGCAGTTGATGAGCAACGGGTAGTCTTGCTCCATCTGCGAGGTGATCTCTACTTTCTCGAACGGCGTCCACTGCCGGCCATAGGCTTTGAGTAATGCTGTCTTGCGAACCTTCGTCATCGTAACGCCTCCATAACCGTGTCGATCGCTTCCGCACTCTTGACCATCGCAGTCGTAAACCTCAGTAGCTTGAAGCCGGCCAAAGATGCCGCGTTATACTTACGACAATCCCACTCAAATCCCTCTCCGCGCGAATGACGGCTCTTACCAAATTTGGTTGCTCCTTCGATTTCGACAACCAAGTTTCGCTCGGGAAAGAAAAAGTCGAAGCGCCACTTTCGGCCGGGAATCAATTCCACTTCGCGCTCAGGCATCAATCTCTCAACCTTGCAGTGCAGCAAAAATGCCTCTTCACCGGGACTCAGCGCCTTGGGTATCTTGCTCATCGCCCCCGCCTCTCTTCCGGTAACAGTTCGTCCGGCACGTTGAAGAACCCCTGCCTGCCTACCACGAGCGGTCGTTTCTCTACTGCTATCAGGCGCACATTCTCAAGTTTGAAAGCGTAGCGCCACTTTCCATCGTCTCCGTTATCTGAAAAGTCTCCCCAAAACTCAGCATCTCCGATTCTGCCCCGCAAGTTGGTAACGGGCGTGCAGTCTACCAGATCGCAAACACAGATAATCTTGCCATAGTCGAGAGCCCATAATGCTTGCTCTTTCGCCTGGAGACGGACCTTGACTTGCTTGAAGTAATCCCACGGATAATCAATCTGTCTGAACTTCTTCTTTGCCGCGTGAATCGCAAGCTGACCACGATAATTGGTTGACCATCCACGAGTTTCAAACGGTTTCAAACCAAGGCCAATCGCAATCGCGTGAGGTTGCCAAAGACTCAATGCTTTCACAGTTTCCACCTCTCTTTCTTCACAGGTACGTTGACCTTGCGCCGCTCCCTGCCCCACCGAATACTTGTCCAGACGGCCCCGATGAGTACGCCGACCACAAGCAGGAGAGCGCCCCACACGATATGCGTCGCATCGGCGCTCATGACTTCACTTCCGGCGCGTGCTGCCAATGTTCGTGCGCAGGCGGTTCTGACTCGCAGCATCCCATACACTCATCAGCGCCACAAACTACCTTCTTATCTTTATTCAAAAACCTGCAATTGCGGCACTCTTTGATTATGGTGTCCTCCGGTTGCTTCTCCTCCGGCGCTGGCGGGATCGGCTTTGGCTTCCAGTGAGTCACCTTATTGTTGAGGTCAACCATCACAGAGTCGTATTGTCCGCCATGTGTTTCCTCTTCGCGGTGCCATCCTGTTCCGCGCATATTGCCTTCTTCCGCAAAAGGATCGTTCCCGTCAACATAGTTAGGATCGTCGGGGTTCGCGTCCTCGTCTTCATAGAAGTAATCACCGTATGCGGCCAGTTCAACGTAACCGCCTACTCCGTTGTCACACTTGACCCATACAAGCCAGTTGTGCGCGTGGCCTTTCTCTGGCAACCGCTCATCGACGCTGATCCACTCCGCAGCTTTCCGCGCCTCGGCTAGATCGTGCTCAAGCTTGGCGAGCTCCCGTTCTTCGTAGGATGTGTAATTAAAACCTAAACTATCCTTTGCCATTGTCAGACCTCTCTTTCTGCTCTACGCCGGTTGCGGGCACTGCTGCACGGGCGACGAGCCAAGCGTGTTCTGTTACTTCACAATCACGCCAATGCCAAGGAGACTTAGCAAGTAGCGCATCATCCCTTCGGCAAAACTGCATTGCGTCGATGAGATTCGGTGTAAAGTCTCTTGAATTGTGTCCTGTCCAATAGCCGAGACTTTTAGCATTTCCATCCTCAAATCTCTCTACGACGTAGAATACTTGTTCGCTCACCCGCGCTGTCAGCCTATCCACCTGGGCCTTGAGCCTCTGTATCTCTTCCAGTTTAGCTCTGTCTCCTGGGATCACGGTTATATCCGCACTGCCCGCGAGTGAACCCACTAAAGTAGGCTTCGGGTTGCAGTAAGGATTTTCGCAACGCTCAAAGAATTGATTGTGCCTTCTACGTTATGAAAGGCTCGGCGCACAACGAGATGCTCGGCGAACAGTGCGGCGTTCTCTTCCATCTCCCGGTCGATGCGCTCGATGAGATCGTATGCCTCAGATGGGTCTACTGGAGCGCCATCTTTGACTATTTCAAGAAGTTCTTGAAGATCGGTCGCGTACTTCAACTCATCCATTGTGGGCCTCGCTTTCCTTTCGCAGTTGCACGATCTTACCAATACGAAACGTCTCAGCATCCTCACGCGAATACCAATCTTTTCTCATGTAAAGGATGTTTTCGCCGTCAAGTTGCACGACCCATACAGCGTTGTGATTCGGACTAAGTCCCTCATTAACTATCACACGCTGCTCCGCAGTCTTCGGCTTGGGCATGGGCGCGGGCTGGAGACGAGCGATAATCTCTACACCAGCATTGAGCCAGTTGGCCTTAATAGCTGCCGCCCTGATCTGCTCCAGCGTGTACGACGCGGGGCGGTTGGCGAGTACGGCGATAGCTACATCGACTTCGCGTGCGAGAAAGATTCCGTTGTTCTCGTTGCAAATACAGCGATGCAGGCCTGTCGAGCATTTTGCAAGCAACGCTATCAGACTTGTATCGCTCAGCGCCCCGTTCGCGTGCTGCTGCTCAGTTGCCATGTGGTGCCTCCTCGTTGTGGACAAAGAAGTAACTATCGTCGTCTCTGTACTCCTTCTTGGGAACGCACCAGCACTCAGGAACCAGGCAGTGATTACGTCCGAATGTAGGAATGCAGTGATCGACCGACCCGTGTTCGTCGCGCCAGTTGATAACGACCCAGCCATGCGCTGCGGCTTCTTCCGGAGTCGGCACATACTCATCGTCAACTTCATGCCCGTCAGAGAAACAAAGCGGTGCCTTCGCCTTATAGTGCTCGCTGTCCGCGATGAAGAATTTGATGTACTGGCCGTTCTCAAACATGAGTTGGATGAAACCGTCTGCGTCTTTGTCGGCGAGTTCGCCAACCTCGTTCTGTGTGATCTCCAGCAGACGCTGGCCGATGAACAAGCCGAGGATTTCGCGGATGTTGGCTACGACTTCGGGTTGGTCGGTCATCGATCTTCTCTCTCCATGCAGCGGAACATCCAGTGCTTGAATTTGTCCACAAGGAAGTTGGCCTGGGCCACCGTCAATTCGTTGTCGAGCGAATGGCCTCCTCCTGTGGATTTCAGCGTGTAGATGACCAACACCTCTTCGATGTCGTCAGCAATGCCGGCAATGTCCGCGGCGAGATCCACGATGCTTTCGATGTGCTCTGAATTCATGCAGCCTTCTTGTGCGGCGGGTAATCCGCCGGGAAACCGCAGTGCGCGCAGCCCTTGCAGCACGGCTTACCCATGGGAACGAACTGGTGGGCGCCATCGATCAGCACCGGAGGCGGCGTGCGCCATCCGGAGAAATGAAGCGTGATCTTGTTTTCGTTGAGCGTCGGCATGGGAACCTCCTATTTTTTCACTTTGATAATCTGCATCCATGCAGAAACGTTTCGGACTCTTTCCTTGTCCCAATATGGCGACTTGCATCCAGGGCATTGAGCCGGCCGAGTGGTTCTTCGGAGCCATTCTTTCCCGCAACGATTACACTTCGCCATCAAACTCTCCAAGTTCACCATATCCTCACCAGCCTTGCCATTTTCATTGTCGGAGTTGACCAGTCGATCCCATCTGTTTCAACAGCTAATCCGTATTGAATCAAGCCGAGGTCTTCAGGGGAAAGAGCAAACCACTCGTTCGTGCCAACGTGACCGCGAGGAGCCGGATACCTTTTCGCCGCAAACATCTTATGCAATTGGCCCTCAATACACCGTGAAAGCCGTCGATCAAATCGCCGAGCAAAGAGAATATCCACACCCTTTCCAAGCCATACCGCCCGAAGCCTCGGAGTTTTACTCGATCCAATCTTAAAAATATTCTTCATCTTTTTCTCGCCAGGTTCTTTGACCTGCATCCATGCCACGTACACAAATTCATCGCTATCCTGCTTATTGCAGAATTCCAAATTCGGGGTCCAGCCCAACGGGATATTTAGCACCGCAGCCTCTTTCGTATTACGATAATCATATTATCACGCTCCAATGAGCATTGCAAGCTAAATCTACACCAGTGCGGATTTTATTTTCAACATAGATGCAGAACCCCTCCGCTTCCTAGCAGAATTGCAGAATGAGAATTTGAAAAAATGCATGGGAACGGTTGGTCGTGGGTCGTGGGCGTGCGGAAGACCCCCACCCCTTCACATCGCGTTGGGCGCGGAGGGCGTTGCGCGGTGAGGGCGCGGCGAGCCGGCCGGGGCAGAGATGGGCGCCGCGCGGGGCGCGCGTGCTCCGCGAACGGGGCCACCGGCAGGGAAAACGCTCCTTCGGCTATGTTCTCGATGAATTCTATCTATCTTTAATGGTATCTACAACTTGCGCCGATCTCTACCCTCTCATGTGTTGAGGCTATACACAAGGGCCGCATTGTATCCTTATATATGGTGGATGTTTGAGCACATCGCCGGGATGGTTAGCGCCTTGCCGGGTTGCAGTCGGAGCAGGTGAGCCAGTTAGCCCAGCCGTGTGGGCATCGCTCGCCAAACTTATGAGGCGCGCCGAGCTGCTCGACAAGTTGAGCGAAGCGGGCCGGGTTACCTGCACCAGACGGCGATACAATCTCCACTTGGCCGGAGCGAACGGGCGAGACCTGGCCACCAGACCGGGTTGGGAAGGTGAGCGGCTCGATCTCGGCTTGGTCGAGGAGACGAGGAGGAGAAATAAATCTCCGCAAGAGAGCCGCTCAGATGAATCATAGCATAAACTGAACACGGTCGCGGAGAATCAAGCGCAAATCGTTGTCAAGACTTGGACGGCCATATCCCCAGCGACAAACGAGCTGGACCGGCGAAAACGCGGTAATCGAAAGATTGGATCTGTGGCGACGGCAGGGGCACCTGCACGCATAGCGCAAAGAGTTCTCTAATCGGCAATACGAGGCTGTCGAAGACAAGCGCCTGTAATGGCCGCTAAGTCTTGCTTTTGCCTCATTTCTGCCATGCCGTAGCCTGTCCGAGTCCTCGCCGATGCGTCCTAGAGGCTCCCACGAGGCAGTTTCCGGCCGGATTCGGGCCTTTCGCGGCTGCGTGTGAAGATAGCCCGCCAAATCCGCGCGCGCCGTTTTCCCCTCTTTTCCGCCCTCGATAGACAACGTCCGGCGGCAAGTTTACTTTCCATGCGTTCGAGGCCCGGAGAAGGCCAAACAGTACATAAGGCGTCGAAAACAGGGTAAAAGCGCCTTCATTATTTTCTGTGGATAACGCTGGAAGTGTGCGTCTTTATTGATTAAAAAATAGTGCTTGACATCATGCTTGCTATTAGAGTATAGGTTATTCAGTGACCTGTGGTAGGGGTTATAGAGGCTCTACCAGAGCCGGGAGCGTAGCAGATGGCAATCACTCATTGGTGAGCCTGAGCCGGAGATTGAAGAGCCTGAGCCGGTTTATGTGCCCAGGCAGTCACCGCAACTGAGTTTGTTTGTGGAGGTTTACCAATGACAGGCCCTGAAGTTCACAATCTGACCACCGATGAAGTATTCATCTACGACAGCAGCCTAACGCCCGCTCAAGCTGTCCGGAACGCCTACGCTGCGACGATCAGCGGTAACAGTTACGAGTGGGCCCAGCGTTTCCCATTGTCGATGGTACGCGAGGCGCGCTATGGTTCGCGCGTGGTTTACTCGCTGGGAGATTTCTCCTGCGTCACCATCGACCGGGAGTATTACAGCGTCAACAATACCACCCGCACCAGGCCTGATGGATGTTTCCCAGCCTTGAGCTAAACGCATCACAACACCGGCCACCAGCCGGAGAGGAGCAAAGACAATGACTTACGCGCCCCAATTCAAAGACAAGACGATTGAACAGCTTCAAGCCA